AAAGTATTTTGCTTGTTTTTTTCATTTTGTTTTGATTTACAATTGTTTAATTATTTGTAATATTCTTCGTTGAGTTTTACGAAGGCTTCAGGATTGCCTTTTTCCATCTCAGCCAACCCTTTTGGATCTTTGTCCAACCAATCTTCCAGTGTCCATTCGGCGCGGACGTTCAATTTATCCGACATGTCGGATTTTGGATTAAGCTGCCTGCTCAATGCCTCAATCGTTGGCAGACTTTCCAAAACATTTTTTGTGCTTTCATAATCTGCTTCCGCTAATTTGCGATAGATTTCCGCTTTCTCTGCAGTAATTCTCTTTTCTGACACCGCTTTGTCCACCAATGCTTTGGCAGCGGTTTTACGGTTTGCCTCCGCCTGCGATTCAAAAGCGTCGGCACGTTCAGCCTTTGCTTTTTGAGTAACAAGGGCTTTTTTTATCTGCTCATCATCGGCATCTTGTGCCAGTCCGAGCGCACTGATAATTTCGTCTCTGTCCATTATTTTTTTTGATTTTAAACTTTTGATTTTACTTTTATCGGGGAGAACAGGAGCGGCACAGGCTTCGAGAACGGCAAGACTCTCTGCCGTGACGGGTTCTTCGTCTTCAATAACCTCGTCAATCAAGCCTGCTTCTTTTGCTTTTTCTGCTGTCAGCCAGCAGTCGCCGTCTTTCCACAAATCCTCTATCTCTGCTTCTGTTTTTCCCGTTTTAGCGGCATAGGCTTTCAGATAATCGTCGGTGATATTTTTCAGCAATTGAAGCTGCGACTCTATCTGCTGAACATTGCCTTGTACAAAGAGCGTAGGCTTGTGTATCATCAGCTGGCTATTTGAATGAGCAGATGTAGTGTATTTTGCCACAATATAGGTCGCTGCGGATGCCGCTACGGCTCCAACAGTGATATGAACGCTGTCGAATCTCTTTAGCTCGTTGGCTATTTCCGTCGCCTCAAACACTTCTCCCCCTCCTGAATTGATATAGACTTCGGCTTGAGTTACCCCCTGAGATATAAAATCACCTACAATTCTCTTGACCTCTTTGGATGAAGCCTCTGTATATTCGGATATTCGGTCGGTAATGCGGATTAACGCCTTTGCGCCTTGAGCCGAAGCTGTTATTTTAAGGTATTTTTTTTTCATTGCTTGAAAAAATATGCAGTACAAAATTCCATAGACCATAAGAGCTGTGAAAAAAGTCATCCTGTAACGGTATCAAATCCTTACCATGATAGTATCAAATCTTTACTGTTACGGGATGAGAAAACGGCAGTTTTTTACCATTGTTGGAACTTTGCTGTGCAATGGGAAATTTGGACAAACTCAACCATACGCTGAATGAGAAAATGAAAACATCCCAGCCTGTGCAAATAGTATGGGCGGTAGTTACTCAAGTAGATTGGGAAAACAAAACCATGACGGCGGAAGGAATCTCCGACGAACTCGACTATCCCGATGTATCGCTGGGTATTGGAAATTTATTTGTAAAGCCTGCCGTTAATTCCAGTTGTATTTTGGGTATTATTGAAAACGACCCTACACAGGCTCTTTTATTCGATGCGGGCGACGTAGAAGAATACGAAATCAATGTCAGTGAAAGCAAGGTGAACATCACCGATAAGTTTGAATTAAGCAATACCTCTACTTCCCTTTTGGAACTTTTCGAAGAACTCACAGATATTCTCAAGCAAATAAAGGTTTATACGGGTACGGGTCCTTCGGGGGTACCGATAGCCTCCATACAAAACCGTTTAAACGATTTTCAAACACATTTTAAAAACCTTTTAAAGTAAAAAATGGCACTAAACAAAGAGCAGTTAAAACAAGACATAGTAGGTATATTGAATGATATGCTCACGCGGGAGGTCTATTCGGTAGATGAATTTTCCGACAGACTCAGCGAAGCTATCGACAAGTTTGTAAAAACGGGAAATGCGGTTGGCGGAGATTCACACGGGGATTCGCATGAATTAACTATTGAATGAAGTATGAAAGTTATTATCATTGCACACAATCAAAGCCTCTTGGACGTCGCGGTTCAGTATTGCGGTTCTGCGGAAGCGGCTTTCTTTATTGCGTTGGAAAATAGTTTGTCGCTGACTTCCGATTTACAAGCAGGTCAAAAATTGACCATCCCTCAAACAACGCCTTGCGACAATAGGGATATTGCAACCTATTACGGCAACAACGGCATAATGCCCTCTACGGCTGTTGCAAAAGACTTTATCGAAACTCTTGCTAATCCGGGCATAGGAGAAATGATTATTGAAAGCACTTTTATTGTAAGATAATGGATATAGGTTATAAAATAGACAGAAATTCCGCATTGGCAATGCTTTTCAACGCAGCATTCGGCGTTTCTCCAACGTATATCGTGCCAATAGGACAGCCTGTGCCGCCCGTTGTATCAGGTTATATGCCGTCGATGAATGAAACGGTTGATTATGAAACCATTGAGCAGATGAGCATTTATAACACTCCGATTATTTTTCCCGTAACCTTTAACGGCGGAAACTATAAGGTGTATAATCAGCGCGGGCAAATTGAAACAAAGGAATTTCCTCAACTATTGCTGCCCGGCACAACAATGGTTGATTTCAGCCGTGCAAAAAATATAATTAAAACCAATACTTTAGGCTCAAACGGAACGGTAAAGGAGATTTTTTCATTCGACGACTGGCAGATACGCCTGAGGATCATCTGCATGAAAGATCGCGCAGATGCTGACACGGCACAGTACGTTGAGGATATTTTATCATTCAATCAAATCATTGAATCCATTTCGGTAACAGGTTCTCTCTTTGTAAAAAAGGAAATTCACAGAATCACCGTCGAAAACATCGATATAAGAAGCCTTATCGGGCAGCCTAATGTTGTTCCAATAGAGATAACGGCAACTTCCGATGAAGCGATAGAACTCATATTAACCCCTGAAAAAACTTAAGCCATGACACTTGCTATGTGTGCAGAAATACTGTTTTTGCCGACAAAACGCAGAAAAGAAAAGATTTTGCTGCGCAAAATTTCTTCATGCCAAATAGAGCTTTCATGGAAACTGCTGTGTGGAACTGCGGAGATTGTCATCCCACGCAATATTAAGTACTTTGAAAAACAAAACGTTAAAGAGGTCTTTCAGAAAGGAGACCCCTGTGAGATATATCTCGGCTATGGCGGGAACCTTTCTTTGGAATTTAAGGGCTATATCAATCAGGTATCGGCTGATTATCCTGTTACGATTAAACTCGAAGATGAGATGTGGAGGCTTAAACAGATACCCGTAAACTTTTCATCTTCAAATATCAAGCTGAAGGATTTTATCAAAAAATTCGTTACCGATTTCCCTGTTGATATTGATGGGGATTTATCGCTGGGTGCGGTTAGATTCAGTAAAACCACGCTGGGCGAAGTACTTACAAAATTGCAAAACGATATGAGCGTCTATTCCTTTATCCGCGACGGGAAACTAACCATTGCCAAACCTTTTTCGGATGTGAAAAAAGACGGAAAAGACACTGCAATAGCCGTTTTCGACCTTGAACGCAACTGTGTGGATAACAATCTAAATTATATCTCGGCTGAAGATCGTTTAGTGAAAATTATCGGAAAAACTCTGCAAAATACGGCAAAAGCCGTTCGTAACAAGGAAAAGGATAAAAAGCTGACTTTTGAATGGGGAGACAACAACCCTGTGGAGACGATCAACTGGACATTTCAGGTAAAAACAGCTAAGGAACTTGAAGATGCGGTGAAAAACATGTACAAGATGCGGAAAAAGGACGGATACGACGGCACATTTACCTCCTTCGGGATTCCAAGCGTTCAGCACGGACAGAAAGTACAACTGCTCTCTACGCTGTATCCCGACCGTAAAGGAGTGTATTATATCGACCGTGTAAAAAAAACATTCGGCAAGGACGCCGGGTACAAGCAGGAGATAGAACTCGGACAAACTGCTTCGGTAAGTAATAAAAATTCATCTAAAAATTAAAATTTAAAATGGCAAAGGATCAGGAAAAAAAACTCGCCTACGAATATTATGTAAACCAAAAGAAAACGGCAAAGGAAACCGCCCAGTTGGTGGGGGTTACAGAAAAGACTGTCGGAAATTGGGTAGATAGGTGGAGTTGGAAACAGCTCCGCAATGCTAAAATCAACTCCAAAGAAGAGCAATTAGATAACATCCGTGAAATCATAGCTATTCTCAGTGAAGAAAGAATCCATCTGCAAAGAGACATTCTCTCGGAAGAACCTAAGGAAAACCATAAAGAATTAGAAAGCCTTCGCAGGCGCGCGGTAGCCCTGTCGGATGAAATCAGCAAGTGGAACAAGGCTTTAGAGAATCTCGACAGACAGAACCGCATCAGCCTTTCGGTGTATATCGAGGTGATGAATGACATTTTTGAAAACCTTAGAGCTTATGATAAAACCTTGTTTGCTAAAACTTTGGATTTTCAGGAGCGGCATTTAAATCAAGTTTCATTAAAATATTAAACCCATGATAAAAATTATTCTCAATCTCATTTACCATCGTGCGCCGCTTAGGAGGTGGCAGTTAGAAATAGGCGTTTACCTGTTGAAAAAAGGCGTTAAATGGAAAATAGGAGACCCCGTGCAGATTCCTTCAGGGTATAACGGACAAAAACGAAAGACGATGTATATCGCCAATATGTTTTACGACTTCCAAAAAAACCACATACAGCATTCTTTTACGAATAAAAAACCTTTAAAAAAGAAAGATGAACAGGCAGGACAAGCAGGCAGTAGAACGCTATCGAAAGAAAATTGAACAAGCCCGCCGCTCGGTTTATGTAAACCCCTTTGAAACCCCGCAGGAACAAAAGGTGGCGGTTGAGCGGGCAAAAAAGGATTTTACCTTTATGGTCAAGCGGTATTTTCCACACTATGCCACCGCTGAAACGCCTTCATTTCATAAAAAATTTGTCCAGAAAGTAAAGAAGAATCCAATTTATAAAGGGTTTTGCGTATGGGGACGTGCATCCGCCAAATCAGTGGTCAATGATGCTTTGCTGCCTTTTTGGCTGTGGATGAATGGCGAACCTGTGTATTTGGTCATTGTCGGCAACAACGAAAAACGGGGACAACAGCTCTTGGAAGAACTCCGCGCAAACTTTGAGGCAAACCCACAAATCATTGCCGATTTCGGCGAGCAGTATAATCAGGGAAATTGGGAAGAGGGCTTTTTTGTTACCAAAGGCGGTTTTATCGGACAGGCTCTTGGTATGGGGCAGTCAGTAAGAGGCTTGATGCTTGGCGGAAAACGTCCCACTCATCTTGTTTTCGACGATTGTGAAACTAAAGACTTGGTTAAAAACCCTAAACGTATGAAAGAAATGGCTGCGTGGATCGAAAAGGATTTGATTCCTACTATGGACGGTTATTTTCAACGGTATATTCACGTGAACAACCGTTACGCACCCGTAATGATAATGACCATTCTTAAAGAAAGACATCCAAAATGGGATTGGGATCAGGTAGATGCTTACAATCCACTTACCTATGAGCCTGCATGGAAGGAAAAATATTCGCCTGAATATTTTCGGGCAATAGAAGATCCCGACACGGGTATTGGCATTTTGGCAGCACAGGCTGAATATAACAACAGCCCGCATATAGAGGGCGAAATATTCAAGGAAGAAATGATACAGTGGGCGAAGCTGCCTGCTTTAAACCACTTCAAAATCATTATCGGATACTGGGATGTCGCTTATTCAGGCAGTGCGTCTGCCGACTACAACGCCGTTGTTCCGATGGGCTTGTACAAAAAAGATTTTTGGGTTATTGATGGATTTTGCAAACAGTGCAAAATGCGTGATGCCATTGCTTATATGTGTAATTTTCAAAAATTACTACCTCCGACAGTGATAATTCATTGGCGTTTTGAGGCTCAGTTTTGGAATGACGAAGTAGAGCGCACCATCCGAGAGGTAGAACAAGATAAAGGCGTGCACTTGAATATTGTTAAGGTTAGCAACCCAAAAGTACACAAATACGATCGTCTGCTATCCCTTCATCCATATTATCAAAACGGACGTATCTATTACAATGAACGTCTGAAATCCCATGCAGACACACAAGTAGGCATTTCGCAACTTCTCGGCATTGAACCCGGATATAAAACGCATGATGATTATCCCGATGCGCAGGAGGCTGTGGTTAAGGAACTGGAAAAATATATCAGTTATGATTCAGACGAATCCCAAATCTTACAAGGAAATTACAAACCAAATTTTGAAAGACTATGATTTACATTACAAAAGAATACCTCAACACCTTTGCCTTTGAGCGCTTGATAGACGAAAGCTCACAGGATTACGACGCTGCATTAGATAACATCGAAGCGGCGAATATTGAGTTAATAAAAACCTATGTCGGAGCTATTTACGATACGGAAAAAATATTTAATCCTGAAAACCCGATTTATAATGAACTTTTAAAGAGAATCCTTGCCAAACTGATGCTTTACGATGTCTTTCGCCGTAATGCCGCACGCAAGGTTCCAAGTGATTATAAAACTGAATATGACTGGGCTGTCAAACAGTTGCAGGATATTAATTCAAATAAAACCACATTGGGAGAACTTCCGCCTCTTACGGATGCAAACGGTAATCCTGTACAGTCTGATACCATTTTTGGAAATTTCACTAACCCTGATTTTTATATTTAACAACTATGAGCAAAAAGAGAAGACATCAACCCGGAAAAAGAATCAATCAACCCTATACGCCTATCGTAATGGCTCAGGCAGACCGTACAAACAAATATTATTCGACGCAGCTTGTGCCACAGGCGGTCAATATTATTGCCAAAAGCCTCAAAGACTATAAAAACGCTGTCGCTTTGGCATTGGATAACGACAATCCCGATCGTTCATTTTTGGCGGATTTGTACAATAATCTGCTCTTAGATAATCATCTTACTTCGGTTATCGACACCCGCATTTTATTCACCCAGCGAACGCCGTTTAAAATTGTCGATGACAAGGGAAATGAAAATGAGGAGCTTACCTGGCTGTTAGAGCGAAGTTGGTTTGAGGAAATTGTGCGTTTAGTGCTGTTTTCCAAATTTCAAGGGACGACACTTTTGGAACTTTTCGACTTGACGGAGGACGGGGAACTCGCAGGGGTGAACGAAATTCCGCAGGCTCATTTTATTCCCCAAAAAGGTTTGATAATAAAAGAAGTGGGGGATATAAACGGCTGGGCATACAAAGAAGGAGTATTTGCAGACTATTATGTTCAGATAGGCAAAGACAGGGATTTGGGCATTTTAGAGCGTCTTGCTCCGATGATACTTGCTAAGAAGCTCGGCTTTGGCGCATGGATGGACTACATCGACAAATACGGCACCCCTCCGTTATTTATTACCACTGACAGGGAAGACATCAAAAGACTGAATGAACTGGCGGCGGCAGCTTCCAACTTCAAGCGTAATTCCTTTATGGTCGGGCGTGGGCAAGAAAAGTTTGAAGTCGGTGATACCCATGCGGGAAATTCCAAAGATACCTTTGATGTATTTATCGAGCGTGTGAATGACGAAATCAGCAAGCGTATTTTGGGAGGTGCAGGATTGATTGATGAAAAAGCCTATGTCGGTTCGGCGGAAATACAATTTAAGTTAGCAGAAGCAAGGTTTAACGCGGATAGATTGTTTTTTAAATATATTTTCAACAGCCAGATAAAGCCACATTTAATAGCCCTTTCACCTGTTTACAAGGCATTTGGAAATCATTATTTTGAATGGGATAATTCCGAGCAGCTGACTGCTGAAAAAATCACCGATTTGGTACAAAAACTTTCCTTTGCGGGCTTTAAAATCGACCCTGATTTTATAGAGCAGCAAACGGGTATTAAAATTACAGGCATTACGGGTATAGTGAATTCTCAAAGTCAGGATTTAGAAAAAAAACTCTAAAGGCTGACATCAGTGCGGCTGTCAGTCTGAAAATTTTAGCACAAATCGACGGTTTCTACAACAACATCCACGACTGCACGGGCGAACATTTTCCGCAGGCTGTTGATATGGAACCATGGATTAAGGTCATGGAAAAAATCGCTAAAGATCGTTATGAGGGACGCCTCAAAAAAGGGCAACTCTCGGAAGATTACATACGCCGAAGCTATGCCGAACTGAACGATGCAGCTTCACAGGGCTACGGCTCAGGATGGCTCAAGGTAAACGGCGAAACAGGTGCGCCCTCTCAACAAACCCTCAAGTTACAGCAGAATCTGTGGAAGTTCTCAGGGGCAAAGAGCTACGCCGTACTGGAGGAAATCAATCACTTACTGACAAAGGACGGCAAACCCGCAGGCTGGGAGCAGTTTAAAAATGACGTGATGAAGCTCAATCCCCGTTACAATCAGAACTACCTGCAGGCTGAGTGGCAAACCGCTAAACAGGCGGCAAAAATGGCAGCAAACTGGGAGGCTTACCAAAGAAATAAAGAACTATATCCAAACTTGGAATTTAGAACGCAGAACGATAGTCGGGTGCGCGACGCTCACCGCATTTTGCATGGCATTGTAAAGCCTCTTGATGACGACTTTTGGAAATCATACTTCCCGCCCCTTGGGTGGCGGTGCCGTTGTTATACCGTGCAGACTGCCGCTAAGCCCACCGAAACGCCTGTGCCTGAACTAAGCCCTAAGGATTTTCCTTTGGAGTTTCGTAATAATGTGGGTATCAGCGGGGAAATTTTTAAGGAAACGGATGAGAACAAAGGCAAACCACACCCTTACTTTGCATTGTCAAAAAACGCAGACAATGAAACAAAAAAAGCCTTTGAGTACTCCAAACTTGCCGCGCCTTTGACGGTAAGATACACTGCGAAAAATGGGGCTGAGGTACGCGTAAGCCCCTTCACGGATACAAGACCTGATGAATTGATAGCTAACTATCGTATTGCTGTTTTACTGGCTGAAAGAGAGGGATTGAATATGGATTTGGTTGCAAAGTTGGACGGGCATGTCATAAAAGAACCTAACCCTGAGTATTTGATTAACAAAACAATTAAGGCAGATAGGAAAGCTCCATTATCAAAAGATTACACAAAAACGCTTTCAAAAGCAAACAAACAAGGTTGTGAGGTTGTCATTTATGATTTAAGTAAAAATAATGACGATGTGGAAAATGCCATGAAAATTTTAACTCGTCTTTTGTCAAGAAAAGCAAAAGGAGAAATTATGCATCCAAATATAAAAGAGGTTTATATAATTTCTGCCGATAGAAAGGTTATAGAACACTTTATAAGAGAAAAAGCAGACTAATAAATTAATCTGCTTTTGCAAGAAGCCCCCCTAAGGGATTAGCCGAATGGGATCGTTGCATTGCAAATATACACAAAAACCGTGCAAAATAAAAATATTTAAAAAAATGTCAGAAAAAGAAACAAAAATACCTGATTTTCGCAGGAATGGACTATCTTTTTGCCCTGATGAACAACGGCCAGGACTTGCTCAATGCCAAATCTGTCGTTTATATTCTCGGAGTAGCTACGCTTTTTGATTTGGCTACGGGTTTTAACAGTCAGATTATCAGCTACTCCAAGCATTATCGTTTCAATATTTACGCCTTGCTTTTTCTGGCGGTGGTAACAATTTTGCTCAACTGGATTTTCATTGTATATTTTGGATGGGGAATTGAGGGCGTTGCTT